CGTATGGGTTTGATGCCCTAGCCTTGAGCATGAAAGACCTTATTGACCGTAACATGGCGGGTAATCCTGAACAGGAGGACACCATGCCAGAAGCTGAATTAGTAGAACCCGTTGAAGAACAGGTTGAAGAACCTGTGGAAGAGCAGCCAGAAGTGGAACAGCCCGAAGTAGAAGCTGAACCCGTCGAGGCTGAGCCAGAACCAGAAGCCCCTGCGGAAGAAATTCCTGCAGAGTCTGAACCTGAACTGCCGGAAGAGCCAGTCGCTGAGGAAGAGCCTGTTGTTGAAGCAGACCTTACTCCTGAGCAAACTATGGTCAAACTTTCTCTGGCAGTCTCACAGGCTATCGCCAGCATTGAGAAGTTTGCAGCCGTTTTGGAAAACGCTATGAAGACCCAGTCACAGGCTACCCCGGCAGGGGAGCAAGACCAGGGTGAAGAGCCAACCAATGACGACGTGAGCATCGAGAATGGTGTGCCTGTTAATCGCGAAGGCGGCATTCCCGCCACTGACGTAGTTGACGAAAGCATTCCCGAGTCTGTCACGCAGCCCAAGAAAGACCTGCGCGACGCTCTAACCCGTTATTTTGAGGCGAAGGCTAAGTAACCTGCCTCTGGAGGATATTTATCATGGCACAAATGACTGAGTTACGTAAAGCACTTTTAACCGCCGCGGGTCAGACTGCGCTGAACCCTGTTGACATCGAGCCGTATATCGCTGAGGAATTGCTGAAACTGCAGCCCCTGGCGCAAATCGTTGAGATGGTGCAGGCTGAAGGCCCGACCCACGAGTACCGCTTGCGCACTTCGCACCCCCAGGCTTGGTTCGAGGGTGAAAACACCCCGGCGAATCCGTCGAGTGGCGGGTACGACCGCAAGACCGTCGCGCTGAAAATCCAGCGCATTTGGGGTGGGGTGACTGGCTTCGCGCAGACCGTGAATGCCAAATTCATCAACTCCCTGGCGTTGGAAATTGAAGGCGCAGTGCAGGGTATGGCTGACGTTTTCGAGTACGGTATCATGTACGGTGCTGCCAATGATATTGGCTTCACTGGTGATGCCTATCAGTACTCCGGTCTGTTCCCCCGTGTGTACGCCTATGCTCCGGCAAACGTCGTGGACGCCGGTGGAAACAAGGTCACCCTGGATGACCTGGACAGCCTCATCGAGGTTGCGCAGAAACATCGCCAGACCAAGAGCGACCCCTACCTGTTTATGATGGGGCAGAAAATGAAGCTGGTGGTTGACGGGCTGCAGACCAAAGTGCAGATGCCCATTACTACCGCCGAGTTGGCTGACGGGCGCATCACGATGGGCGCGTACGGCAAGAAACCCATCTTTGAGTCCGACCTGCTTGTACCCGCTTCCTCAACGTCTTCGCCTGCCCTGACCTCAGCCCTGGCTTCTGGCGGCACGCTGACCGACGCCACTGCCTTCCAGCACCAAATCGCTTCCATCACCGCTGATGGCGAGCAGGTTGCAAGCGCGCTGTCCACTGCACGCACGACTGGTACGCCCAACTTCTCGGTTGCCTTGTCTTGGACTGCGGATGCCAATGCGAAAGCATACATGATATTCCGCAAGACTGGTGGCGGCACGGCACAGCTTATCGACATCATTGCTGCCAAGACCTACGACGCCAACGGCACGGTCAACGGCACGGTCGCATCCTACACCGATACTGGTGCAAAGACCCCCATCAGCACTGTGAAGCCCCTGGCTTCTGGCGAACAGGCTATTGCGCTCTTGAACCTGAACCCCGAGCGCGGCGTTGCCTGGGTTGGTATGGTGGACGAGATGGGTGAGCGCATTGAGAACATGGTTTCCTACGTCGAGCTTGCTCGCGCCAAGGACAGCTATGACTTCATGCTGAAATCCTACCTCGCAGCCCGGTTGAAGTACCCGAATCTGGTTGGTGTCCTGCGCCACGTCACGACTGCCTAAAGTTTGGCAGTGAGATAGTAACACAATAGGCAGACTCTGTAAAGGGTCTGCCTTTTTCCTTTTTGTAAATAACTTGATTGAAGCTTATAGAGTCCACATCTGGACAATGGAGTTGACCCTATGGCATGGACACTATGCAGTAAAGAGGATGTTACCCTTATTCACCCAATTCAGGAAAGTGAGTTGGAAGATATGTGGAGTGACACAGTTGAAGGGCTTATCCGGCAGCATATGGGGCAGCCCAATCTTGGTTTATCCGAAGTTATCACAAATGAACTCCACAACGGTACAGGCACACCCCTAATGCAGGTTTCTAAGCCGCCCCTCTTATCTGTGCAGGCTGTGCGCCTGAATGGGGAAGACGGTCTTACGCTTGGTGCAGGTGACTATGTTGTATACCCGAGTGGTTATATCCACTTGAAATACCAGGACTTTCCACAAGGAAACTTGAACGTCTCACTCGACTACACTGGCGGGGCTGCAGCAGTAGACCAAGTTGTGCGTCTTACAGCCACAGCTATGATTATTGCCATAATCAATTATCGCAGGCGTGGTGGGGCTGATGCCAGCATCAAGTGGGGCGCGGATGACAAGAAGGCTGGTGAGCCTACAGCTAATCAAGAGTTTGGCTTAACCACACATCTGCAGACAATCATGAAGCAATTGCTACGGCGTCCTAGAGCACGGGTGCGCTAATGGCTGGTATTTTTACTGTAAAGCTAACACCGGGTGATAAACTACTTGGTGGACTCAGGAAAGGGTCTACTGAGTATGTAGAAGTATTTAGCCGTATCAACAAATTTGCTGGTGAAGTAATTGCCAAAGAAGTTGTGAAACGCATGTCTGCACAATTACGTCCTGGGCACAAATACCAGATTGGTGCGAGTGGTACTGCTGCTGACAACCTGTTGGCTAAGCCTATAAAGGACGCCAGTGGTTATGTGCAGTGGGAAGTACATGAAGGCAGCAAGACAGAAGCAAATGCATTCATACGAAAAGGTATACCAGCAGGCACAAACGTGCCTATACCAGTGCTCCGTAAGTGGGCTGGTATTCGTAAGATGAGTCTTACACGTGGGCAGAATAAGAAAGCACGTATGGTGCACACAAAAGGTTATTGGCGTGATTCCAAGAAGGGTGTTAGGCATTTCGTGCAAGACTATGGGCGTGCTAGAAATAATAAGCGTACAGCTTATCAGGCACTTTTTGCTATGCGTCAAGCCCTGAGTAACGAAGGTACTTTTCGTCCTGGGTTGATGGGCGACCACTGGTATGAGCGTTCCCCTTACCCAAAAAACACAGGGCGTTTTGACTATGTGGTATTTACTGTACGCCAGCAAGAATTCTTCCAGCGCACAGTGAACAAGGCGTCTTCACAGGCAGTTACGGCAATGATTGACTTTGTTACATCCGGGCGAAAACCGTTAGGTGGTACACGTTTTATCTCCAGTGAGAGAGGGAGTTTCTAATGAGTAGAGAATACACGCCTGTTGAGAATGCCTTACTTGCACAGCTAGTTGCACACATGCCGGATGAACTGAGTGAGACACGCTGCAAAGCCGGTGACCTGGATAACGTGTTCGATTATATCTTTTCGGAGAATGCAGACTATGGTTGTCTGCTTGAGTTTGGTGGTGGTACACCATGGTCTGAGCCGCCTTTCAAGTTGCCTGTGTGGGCATGGAATATATATGGGATAATCTTTGTCCGGTTTGACAGTAATATCGAGACAAAGCTACGTAATATTGTTGATAGGTTTATTACTCTGTTTGATGCTGACCATACCCTGGGTGGTGTTGTAGCCCTGGCACGTATTATGGATATTGGCGAAGCTGACCCAGGGGAAGTAAACGACATAGCATTTTATTGGCTGCCGTTCACCATACAGGCAGTAGTCCGCTAGGAGGCTTATTATGGCAAAGAAACAGAGCTTAGTTATTGATGATGCTGTAAGTGAAGTGGCAGATGAAGATGTGCTCCTGCCGGAAATCTCTGCAGATGCACCAGAAGCAGAAGAAGTCTGGCTTGAGAAAGTTGACCTTGACTTCAATAAAGAGTTAGCAGACCTGTGGCTTGGGCAGTCCTGGCAGCGGCTACATGGGGTTGTTTACTCTGTGCGTGTCTACAGTGCTGCACTTGCACCCAGGGAAACCCCGTGGGGTGTGGAGAATGTAGCTGATGGGCTGCTAGAGATGGCTTATCATGCAGTCGAGCCTGCTGGCTATTTGGAAGTGCCAGAAGAGTTTGCAAACAGCCTGGTGCTGCAGGGGAAAGCGTTTGAGCAAGCACCCAACGGGTTTGTTCGGTATACAAAGTAATTTGCATTTTATTACAGGCACTAATTGAAGTAAGTGAAGAGCATGCGACTGAAAGTCGAAAAGTGTGAGAACCCTTGTAGAGACACAGGAGGTTACTATATGGCTAAATCTACGTAGGAGGTTTCTATGAGTGCAATCGTGGGCATTGACGCAAAAATTGACATCAGCACCAATGGCGGGTCAGTCTGGAATGAGCTATCGGAGCGCAACGAGTTTTCCATCACGGTGAACGTTGACTCCGCTGAGCACAAGGTCTTTGTTGCTACCCTGGCTGATGCCTGGGTCACCAAAGCTCGTACCTGGATGTCCTGGTCTGGTTCTATGAGTGGTTATTATGACGACGCTAACAACGTCATCTTCAACGCTGTGGTCGCCGGGGCAGTTGTGAAGCTGCGCTTCTACGACAGCCGCGCAGCCAGCACGAAGTACTGGTATGGTGACGCTATTCTGACCTCGATTGACCGCACGACTGGCACGGAAGACTTTGCCACGTTGGACGTTGACTTCGAGGGGCAGGGTGCACTTTCACGTCAGTACTCATAACCCGCTCAACTGAGGGGCACTTAAAGCGACCCCTGTAACTGTAACTGATGCCTCAAGTGCCTGCCCACCACAGGTACTTGAGGTTTTAATTTAACTTAAGGAGTGATGCAATGGAAGGCTATGTGGAAGTTTGTGGTGAACAATTCAAGGTCGTGAAAACTGGGCGTGCCCAGGCTGAGCAAGTTGTACTGCTCGGACGTTGGCTGTCTACGTATGGTGCGAAGGTTGTAACCAAAGCACTACCGGAAGATGGTGATATTGAGAAAGCAGGCGTTGGCAGCATTGTCAGCAACATTATCGAGAACCTTTCTGCGGATGCACTGCTGGACTTGTTTGTGGTTGTCATCGGTTGCTCACCCGAGCAGGCTGAGGAATGCTTCGATATTGCAGTGCTCATTGATGCTGCTATGGAAGTCTACGAGAAATCCCCGGCTGTCAAGAGGCTTATACAGCGTTTTTTCTCGCCACAACCCTCTACTCCAAGTACGGAAGAATCCTCCACGACATCCGAAGAGCCTACGGCTGGATAGATGATGAAGCTATCATCGACCAGCTTGAGAAGTGGGGTTTCAAGTGGTTAGAGGACACCTGGAAGTACATACAGGAAGATAAAGCTGAACAATACCGCTGGCAATATATGGTTGCACCCCTGGCACGTACACCGCAGGATGAGAAGGGTGGCAAGAGCCTGGGCAAGTACCAGGCAAATAGAACGGGCGTTAGAAGATATGACCCCGTGGATAAAGAAGCGTGGCTCTCGGTTGTCGCATCTGAGAGGAAAGTTGAAGCCAGGAGAAGTGGTAGTTATGCTGGAAGCTGATGAGTCGGCAGACAACCCACTATATCAAGACGCCACCATCATCAGGAGCTAAGCATGGCTTCAACGAATAAGCTTGTCTTTACAATCGAAGGCAATTCTACTAAGGCAATCCAGGCAGTTTCTTCACTTATGGGCACGTTGGAGAAACTGCCAGCTTCGATTAAAGAAATCAACGAGGCTGCCAAGAAATTTGAGTCTGTTGCGACAACGGCAGTCAAGAAGATAGACAAGTCTATTGACAAGCTGAACGGGCGTCTTGAAACAAACCAGCAGAAAACTAAGGAAGCCGGTGATAATATCACCAGCATGAGTCGAAAGACAGGCACACTTGCTAAGAAGGCAGACGAAGCTGCCATAGCTTTAGCCAACATGAACAAGGCAGCCAAAGGCACAAAGGTAGGTGCAGCATCTATACCTACTACTGTGACCCCTGCTGCTGCTGTAGCATCTGCTGGCATTGGTGCAAGCATTGCATCCGCTTTTAGAGTAGTCCCACAAGCATTATCATCCGTAAATAACTTACGCTCCGGTTTTGCAGCCGCCATGGTTGGTATGGGTGTAAGTGCTGGTGCATTTGTAAAGAAGCTCACTGGTGGTTTTGGCATTGTGCGTGGTGCTTTCCAGGCTGTTGTGGATGGTGGACGTCTGACAGCCCAATCCCTAATGGGCTTGGGGCGCACGATGATGTTCTTTATCTCTCTGCCCCTGGTGGCTTTTCTAGTTTCGTCTGCCAGAACCGCTATAGATTTTGAAGATGCAATGAAGCGTGTACAGAAAACAACGGGTCTAACTGGGGATGCACTAGAGTCCTTGAGAGAAGATATCCGTGCAATGGCGCAGACCACCAAGACTGGGCACGTAGAATTAGCTACGATGGCTGAGCAGTTAGGGCAGCTAGGCATAACCAGTAAGTCTGGTATTCGAGACATGCTCCGTATTATGGATATGTTAGCAGTATCTACTGACCTGTCTGCGGATACCGTGTCAGAGTCGATTGGGCGCATTGCTAATGCCTTCAACAATGTTGGCAGGGTTGCAGAAGGCAATACTGACTTTGACTTCAACATGAATACCGAAAGCGGTGTGCGCAATGTTATGCGCCTTGCTGAGACAATCAACTACTTAGAGAACCGCACAGCTTCATCGGCTGCTGAAATCGTGCGTGCTACTGAAAGCTTTGCACAATCCGCTAGTGTAATGGGCATTACTGCATATCAGGCTGTAGCCCTTGGCGCAGCCCTAGTGAGCATGGGCTTCAACGAGGCTGAGGCTGGTACAGCTTTGCGTAATGCTACGCTCTACATGAATAAGAATGTAGACACTCTGCAAAGAGCACTGAGTGCAAACGAAAAGTACAACTCTGTAGTAAAAGTACAGCAAGCACTAAACGAAGACTCTGTAGGTGTTTTCCTTGACTTAGCTGATGCTGTGAGCCAGTCAGACGACCAGGCTTCTTCCTTCATGACCACGATGGAAATTGGTAACATGCGTGGTGGGCGTGCTTTGCTGGCTATGGCAAATAATACTCAATTAGTACGGCAGGCACTGGAAGATGCTGCTGACGCATGGTTTGGCAACAACACATTGATGGGAGAGTACATGGTTGCCCTCTCATCTACTAAGTCACAGATGGGTATCCTGAAAAATAACCTGAATGATATTGCCATTACAATTGGTGATGCCATACTGCCTACCCTAAACCAGTTTATTAGCATTCTTATTCCTGCACTGCAGAAAGCAAATGCCTATTTCAAGGGGTTGAACGACCGAACAAAGCTGCTTGCTGTTGCGTTTATTATTGCACTTGCCGCGGCAGGCCCTCTCCTGATGCTATTCGGGCAACTTGCCTACTCTGTGTTTCTAATTGGTGTAGCCTTCGGGCAGCTTCTAAAAGTAGTAAATTTTGTAGGTGTGGCAATTTCTGCAATTTTACCTGTAGTTGGTAAGCTAGGTGCTGCTTTCCTGAGTTGGCCTGGTCTTATACTTGTAGGTGTGGTCGGCGTCCTGAAAATTCTCAGTAACATGGGCGTGGATGTCGCAGGCTTTTTCACATCACTGGCAGACAACTTCTTGACCTGGGGTGAGAATCTAGCAGCCAACTTAGCCAACGGCTTCCTGGCAGGTGCTGTACGCTACCTGACACGTGCACTTTCTTGGGTAGCTAATGTTATTGCCAGTTTCTTCCAATCCCACTCCCCGCCCGAGCAAGGGCCGTTAGCAACCATTGACAAGTGGGGGTCTGGTTTGATGAAGGTGTTCTTGTCTGGCTTCAAGAATGCTGACTTCTCTATTCTTTCCGGTGTAGCCAAAGTAATCGAACGTATTTTGATGAATAGCGTCAAACCTGGGGATGATAGTGGTATCGTAGCGGCTTTGAAGCGTTTAGCTAAGGCACGTGTACAACTCTCCGAGCTTATTGCCACATTCAACAGTACTGGACAAATAGCAGGTGATTTGTTAGATAAAATCACCGAAGGTTTAGGTGACTCAGCCGGTGATGTGCGTCGGCTTATTACCTTGTGGGTAGAGTACGAGGCTATACAACAGCGTATTGCTGAG